CCCGGCGCTCGCGGCCCTGGTGACCGGCGCGATCTATGACGCCGCTCCGCAGGGTGCGGTGCCCGATCTCTACGTTGTCCTCGGTCCCGAGGACGTGCGCGAGAGCGGCGACGGCACGGCGGCGGGTGCCGAGCATCGCGTTCCCGTCTCGGTGGTGAGCGCGGCAGCGGGGTTCCTCGTCGCCAAGCAGACGGCGGGGGCGGTGAGCGACGCGCTCGACGGTGCGGCGCTGACCCTCGACCGGGGACAGCTGGTGTCGTTCAACTTTCTGCGCGCCCGCGCGCGGCGCAGCCGCGACGGGCAGCACCGGCGGATCGACCTGACATTTCGGGCGCGCGTGGATGACGGTGCCCGATCCAACTGAGAACGGAGACGAAACATGGCAGTTCAGAACGGCAAGGACCTTCTTATCAAGGTCGATCTCAACGGCGGCGGCAATTTCCAGACGATGGCGGGGCTGCGCGCGACGCGGGTGAACTTCAACGCCGAGAGCGTGGATGTCACAAGCCTCGATTCGGCGGGGGGCTGGCGCGAGTTGCTGGCCGGTGCCGGCGTCAAATCCGCCGGCATCAGCGGCTCTGGCGTGTTCCGCGACGCGGCCAGCGACGCGCGGATGCGGCAGATCTTCTTTGACGGGGAGACGCCTGACTTCCAGGTGGTCATCCCCGATTTCGGCACCATCCAGGGGCCGTTCCAGGTGACCGGGATCGAGTATGGCGGCAGCCATGACGGCGAGGCCACCTACGAGATGTCTCTCGCCTCGGCGGGGCGGCTCGATTTCGTGGCGCTGTGAGCGGTGGCATGGCCAACCCCTATGCGGGCGAGGTGACGCTGGTTCTGGGTGGCGAGGGCTGCGTGATGCGGCTCACGCTCGGGGCGCTGGCAGAGATGGAGGCCACCATGGGGGCCGATTCCCTCGTCGATCTGGTGACGCGGTTCGAGGAGGGGCGGTTTTCCTCGCGCGACGTGCTGGCGGTGATCGTGGCGGGCCTGCGCGGCGGTGGCTGGGAGGGGCAGCCATCCGACCTGCTGACCGCCGAGATCGAGGGCGGGCCGGTAGCGGCGGCGCGGGCGGCGGCGCAGCTTCTGGCGCGGGCCTTTGCCCTGCCCGGAGAGGACGGGTGAGCGACACGCGCTTCGACTGGCCCGCGCTGTTGCGCGCGGGCGTTCAGGGACTTGGCCTGCGACCGGCGGAGTTCTGGGCGCTGACGCCCGCGGAATTGCGGCTGATGCTGGGCGAGGGCCGGGGGCCGCGCCCGATGGCGCGCGACGGGCTGGAGGCGCTGGTGGCGGCCTTCCCCGACAAGACCGAGGAGACGAGCGATGGATGAGTTGGAGCGTGCCGACGATCTGGAGACGCAGATCATGGCGCTGGACGACGCGATGGGGCAGGCGGGCGCGATGGCCACTGCCTTTGCCGGCGAGTTGGCACAGGTGCGCGGTGGTTTCGCCGCCGCTGGGCAGGATGTTCAGAGCCTGGAACGGGGGCTGAGCCGCGGCCTGCGCGGGGCGCTGCGCGGTGCGGTGGTGCAGGGTGACAGCCTGAGCGAGAGCCTGCGGCGGCTGGCCACGACGATGGTCAACACCGCCTTCAACGACGCGGTGCGCCCGGTGACGGACCAAGTGGGCGGGCTGGTGTCGCAGGGGATCGGCGCGCTGGTGGGCGGGCTGCTGCCGTTTGGTCGTGGAGGTGGCTTTGCGCAGGGGCGGGTGATGCCCTTTGCCAACGGTGGCGTGGTGAGCGGGCCGGTGACGTTCCCGATGCGCGGGGGGCGCACCGGGCTGATGGGCGAGGCGGGACCGGAGGCGATCCTGCCGCTGAGCCGTGGCACCGACGGGCGTCTTGGCGTGCGGGCGCAGGGTGGCGGCACCGTGAGCGTGGTGATGAACGTGAGCACGCCCGACGTCGAGGGGTTTCGCCGCAGCAGCGGGCAGATCGCCGCGCAGCTTGGCCGCGTGATCGGGCGCGGTGCGCGCAACCGTTGAGGGGAACACATGATGGCATTTCACGAGATACGATTCCCGGTCAACCTGAGCTTCGGCTCGGTTGGCGGGCCGGAGCGGCTGACCGAAATCGTCACGCTGGCCAGCGGGCACGAGGAGCGCAACAGCCCCTGGGCGCAGGCGCGCAGGCGCTACGATGCGGGCGTCGCGCTGCGCGGCCTCGAGGATATCGAGGCGCTGATTGCCTTTTTCGAGGCGCGGCAGGGGCAGCTCTACGGGTTTCGCTGGAAGGACTGGAGCGATTTCAAGTCGGGCCGCGCGGGGGCGGCACCCGCATTTGACGATCAGCGGATCGCGGAGGGGGATGACGCGACCGTCGCGTTCCAGCTTTTCAAGACCTATCGTTCGGGCGCGCAGGAGGCCGTGCGCCCCGTGGCCAAGCCGGTGGCGGGCAGCGTGCGTATCGGCCTCGGTGGTGTCGAGATGCGCGAGGGGGTGCATTACGAGGTGGACGACACCACCGGCATCGTCACCTTTGCCGAGCCGCCCAACCGCGACGTGGCGGTGACGGCGGGGTATGAATTCGACGTGCCGGTGCGGTTCGACACCGACCGTATCCAGGTCAGTCTTGCGAGCTTCCAGGCGGGCGAGGTGCCCAGCGTGCCGGTGGTGGAGATCCGGGTATGACCGGGGCGGAGGCGCTGGCCGCGCATCTCGGGACCGGGGTGAGCACCACCTGCCGGGCCTGGGCGCTCATGCGGCGCAACGGGGCGGTGATGGGTTTCACCGATCACGACCGCGCGCTGCATTTCGAGGGCATCGAGTTTCGCCCCGAGACGGGGATGAGCGCGCGCGCCGTGGCGGCCAGCACCGGGCTTGCCGTCAACAATACGGAGGCGTTGGGCGCGCTGTCGGACGCGGCGGTCAGCGAGACGGATATCGAGGCCGGGCGCTATGACGGCGCGTCGGTACGGGCGTGGATCGTCAACTGGCAGGACGTGACCCAGCGGATGGCGATCTTTGCCGGGACGATCGGCGATATTCGGCGCGCGGGCGGCGCGTTCGAGGCGGAACTGAGGGGTCTCACCGATGCACTCAACGTGCCGCTGGGACGGGTTTACCAGAAATCCTGCAGCGCCGTGCTGGGGGATCGCGATTGCACCTTCGACCTCAATACGCCGGGGTATGTGTCTGCCCGCGCGGTCGAGCAGGTTATGCAGAACCGCGTGTTCCGCTTCGCCGATATGACCGGGTTTGCCGAGAACTGGTTCCGGCACGGGGTGCTGAAGGTGCAAAGCGGCGCGGCACAGGGCCTGCAGGGGATGATCAAACGCGACCGTATGGATGGAGATGCGCGGGTGATCGAGCTGTGGCACCCGCTGGGAGCGGAGGTTCTGCCCGGCGACGCGCTGCGGATCGAGGCGGGCTGCGACAAGCGGCGGGAGACCTGTCAGTTCAAGTTCGACAACCTTCTGAACTTCCAGGGGTTCCCGGACATTCCCGGCGATGACTGGGTGATCACCGATCCCACCAAGTCGCCGCGCCTCGATGGCGGGAGCCGCCGCCGATGAGCGCCCTGCAAGATGAGATCGTGGCCGCGGCGCGCGGCTGGCTCGGCACGCCCTACCGCCATCAGGCGGCGTGCCGGGGGGCGGGCTGCGATTGCCTGGGCTTGGTGCGCGGGGTCTGGCGCGAGGTAGTGGGCGACGAGCCCGAGCGGCCGCCCGCCTATTCGGTGGACTGGTCCGAGCCCGCGCGCGAAGAGGTGCTGTGGGCCGCTGCGCTGCGCCACCTGCGGGCGCGTCCGGTGCCCTATGAGGTGCCCGGCGACGTGATCCTCTTTCGGATGCGCACGGGGGCTGTGGCCAAGCATCTGGGCATCTGCACGCGCGCGGGGCGGGACGCGCGCTTTGTCCATGCCTATTCGGGGCATGGCGTGGTGGAAAGCGCGCTGAGCGAGCCCTGGCGGCGGCGGATCGTGGCGCGCTTCGCCTTTCCTGAGGAGGGATAAGCATGGCAACGATTCTTCTGTCTGCTGCCGGAGCGGCCATCGGCGGCGCGGTTGGTGGCTCGGTGCTCGGCATTTCGTCGGTCGCAATCGGGCGCTTTGCGGGCGCGGTCATCGGGCGGTCGATCGACCAGCGGCTGTTGGGGCAAGGCTCGGAGGTGGTCGAGACCGGGCGTGTCAACCGGCTGCGGCTGACCGGATCGGGCGAGGGAGACGCTATTGCGCAGGTCTATGGCCGGATGCGCGTGAGCGGACAGGTGATCTGGGCCACCGAGTTTCGCGAGACGGTGACCGTCACGCCGGGGCAAAGCGGCGGCGGCAAGGGCAGCCCGCGCCCCGCCACCCCCACTGTGCGGGAGTTTCGCTATTCCGTAAGCCTTGCCATCGCGCTTTGCGAGGGAGAGATCACGAATGTCGCCCGCATCTGGGCCGATGGTACCGAGATCGCCCCTGACAGCCTGACCATGCGGGTGTATCCGGGCAGCCGCGATCAGCTTCCCGATCCGCTGATCGAGGCCGTCGAAGGGGCGGGGACGGTGCCGGCCTATCGCGGCACCGCGTATGTGGTGATCGAGGAGCTTGACCTGACCCCGTTCGGCACCCGCGTGCCGCAATTTAGCTTCGAGGTCTGCCGACCGGCGCAGATCGGCAACCCCGGTGCCGATCTCGATCCGGTCCACAGCCTGAGCGGGGTGGCCATGCTTCCGGGAACCGGCGAATACGCGCTCGCCACGACGTCGGTGACGCTCGATCTCGGGTTCGGCGCAAAGCAGGTGGCCAACGTGAACACGCCCGGCGCGCGCACGGATTTCAGCGTCTCGCTCGGGGCGCTGACCGCCGAGTTGCCGCGCGTGCAGGCAACCTCGCTGATCGTGAGCTGGTTCGGGGATGACCTGCGCTGCGGAACCTGTGAAATCCGTCCGCTGGTGGAGACACGGGATTTCGACGCCTCCAACATGCCATGGACGGTTTCGAGCCTCACGCGCGCGGCGGCACAGGAGGTGCCCAAGGATGACGGAGACCGCGTGGTCTATGGCGGTACCCCCTCTGACCAGGCGGTGATCGAGGCGATCCTCGCGCTGCGGCAGGCGGGGCAGGAGGTGCTCTACTATCCGTTCATCCTGATGACGCAGATGCCCGGCAACACCCTGCCCGACCCGTGGAGCGATGCCGAGACTCAGCCGGTGCTGCCGTGGCGGGGGCGGATCACCACGTCGAAGGCACCGGGACAGCCAGGCAGCCCGGACGGGACAGAGACGGCGGAGGACGAGGTGGCGGCGTTCTTCGGCACGGCTTCGGCCACGGATTTCGCCGTGACGCCGATCGAGGCAGTGCCGGCGGAGGCGCCGGGCACGGGCGCGCTGGCTCTTTTGAGCTTCGGCGGCGCGGTCAAGGCGAGCCCGGTGGCCTACCACGGCCCGGACGAATGGTCCTTCCGCCGCTTCATCCTGCACCAGGCGGCGCTGTGCGCCGCGGCGGGGGGTGTGGAGAGCTTCTGCATCGGCTCGGAGATGCGCAGCCTGACGCAGATCCGCGGGGCGGGAAACAGTTTTCCCGCGGTGGCGGAACTCGTCGATCTGGCGGCTGAAGTGCGTGCGCTGCTGGGGCCGGAGGTAAGGATCAGCTATGCGGCCGACTGGTCGGAATATTTCGGGTATCAGCCGGGCGGTGGCGACCGGTTCTTTCACCTCGATCCGCTCTGGGCCGATGACAACATCGATTTCATCGGGATCGATAACTACATGCCGCTGTCGGACTGGCGCGAGGGATACGAGCATCTCGACGCGCAGGACTGGCCGTCGATCTATGACCTGGACTACCTGAAATCGAATATCGAAGGCGGCGAGGGGTATGACTGGTTTTACCCCTCGCCCGAGGCACGGGCGGCGCAGCGGCGGGTTCCGATCACCGACGAGGGCTATGACGAGCCGTGGATCTGGCGGTTCAAGGACATTCGCAACTGGTGGGCCAACCGGCATTTCGATCGGGTGGGGGGCGTGCGCGCGGCAGAGCCGACCGCCTGGGTGCCCGAGTCAAAGCCCGTCCGGTTCACCGAATACGGGTGCGCGGCGGTGGACAAGGGCACCAACCAGCCCAACAAGTTCCTCGATCCGAAATCCTCGGAATCGCGGCTGCCCCGCCATTCGACGGGGCGGCGCGACGAACTGATCCAGATGCAGTATCTGCGGGCGATGGCGGCCTACTGGCGCGATCCGGCGCATAACCCTGTGTCTCAGGAATACGGCGGGCCGATGCTCGAGATGGACAGGGCTTATGTCTGGGCCTGGGATTCCCGGCCTTACCCGTGGTTTCCGGCCAATGGAGCGCTCTGGTCGGATGGCGGCAATTACGCGCGCGGGCACTGGATCACGGGCCGGGTGAGCGGGCGCAGGCTGGCCGAGGTGATCGACGAGATCACGGGCCGCGCAGGCCTC